GCTGGCGGTCTCGCCAATGCTGCCGTCGCTTTGCCAATTGTTGAAAAGATCAAGCAAGCCGCTCAACCCAAATCCGAGTAATGCAAACCGATACCAACAGCAACAGTGGGGTTGGAATCTCTCTGGCTACCGCTGCCGCTGCTGGTGCGGTCTCTCTACTTCCTCAGCTAACACAGTGGTTCCAGTTTGGGGCCGCTGTGTTGGCTTTTGTCGCTGCTGCAATTGGACTCTGGAAAGCTCTAAAGAAATGAACTGGAAAACTACTCTCGCTGGAGTTGGCGCAATCATGGTTGCCGTTGGTGGAGCGTTGAAAGCTCTGTTTGACGGCGACCCGTCCACCAACATTGATCTTGCTGCGACCATTGCTGCGGTAACCGTTGGTTTTGGTTTGATCGCTGCCAAAGACGCAGACAAGAAACCAAAGTGAACGTCATCGAACAGATCGTTACCGCTCTCTTAAAGTGGCTGACTGGTCTGGCTAAAACACCACCAACCGCAGAGGATGCAAAACCAGACAAAGAGCTTAAAGAAAAGCTTTTGGATCGCATTGACCGTGCTAGTGGGTAGCTGTGGCTGTGGTACTCGCGTCGTTTACGTCCCCCACGGTGAGCCGGTGAGGCTCGCTGAGAGCGTCAAAGCTAAGGTTTGGGTCAAAAGTGCTGACGGTGTTTCTGTGCGCTCTACGAGTCGTATAACGCTGTCAGAGGGTTGGTACGCATTGCCGAAGGAATAGTATGTCTCAACAAGTCATCAACGTCGGATCAACCGCAAACGACAACTCTGGAGACACGCTCCGAGGGTCGTGGATTAAAGCGAACGCGAACTTTGACGAGTTGTACGGAAACCTTCCGATTGATACGGCTCCGTCAACGTGGGTTCCCACTCTGGTGGATTCCGGTGGTGGTCGCACGTTCAACTTCACGGTCAACACTGCTCGACATACGAGCATCGGCTTTGTCTCTACGTTTACCGTTGATCTAACCATCAACTCTGTCAGTGGAAGCGCGACTGGAAATCTTCGCTTAGGTCTTCCTGATGCGGTGAGTTACAACGCTTCGCTTTCGGTCTGGCTTGATAACGCTACCACTCAAGCTAAGACATCTGTGATTGGTCTTGCCGTTGGTGGGACTCAGTACGCTGAGTTAAGCCACTACGAAAACGGAGATACCTCCAGCATGGCTTCACAGCTTCAAGCCACTTCACGATTGGTTGTCTCCGGTGTTTACTTCACAGCGTGAACCTGATTGCCACCAGCTTGCAGTTGGGGATGTCCGTGCTACAGAGCGCGATGGGGAACCCGTCGTTTCTCTGGCAGGGAGTGCTGGTGCGCTGTCTCCCCGCTGCAATCACTGATGCAAACTCGGTTATTGCCGGTGGTTTTCAGGACAACATCCAAGCGCGGATTCTTGTTAAGCTGGCTGACTGGCGGTTAGCTGACTCCACTCTCGTAACCGTTGACGCTTCGGTCTGGTCTTGTGATGTTGGCTCGTCACCGGACCGGCTCCTTCAAGAGTCTGGTGGTCTTCTCTTGCAAGAGAACACTGATCGCTTGCTTCTGACCTTTGGCCGCATGATGCCAGTCGTGGGTCGTCTGGTAACCTACGACGGAAAGCAACTGCGGATCATGTCCGCAAAACGTGACGGCTCCGGTGCGTACTATGCGCTGGAGCTTGGAGCTAAGACCAAATGACTCCGCTAATCGTCGTCGATGTCAGCCGGTTCTCTGCCGCTTGGAAAGAATATCTGCGGCTAACGAGTCGCGCATTGCCGGAAGTCATCAACTCTCGCACGTTTTACATGATGTTGCGGATGTATTGCTTGCTTCCGCCAAAGTCTCCCCAAGCTTCAAGAAACAAAGTCTTGGATTACTTGGATCGGTACGTTGTAAAGCTTCGCAAGAAGAGCAAGAAAACCGGAAAGTACATCGGAAGAAACCGAGCGTTAAGAGTTGTTCATTTGATCGCTCAAGCTAAGAACGCGAAGGCCGGAAACGAAGGTCTCTATGGGCCGACAATGCGTAAAGCTGCTGGAAAGCTTCGCCGTCGCGCTGCTGGTTCAGTTGGTTACCTCAAGTCTGCTGTAACCAAAGCAATCAAGAAGCTGTCCCCGTCGTTTCAACAATTCGGTGGAACTCGACGAGCAAAAGCTGGTTCCGCTCAAGTGCGGATTGTTTCTGGCAATCAAGCTCTCATAAATCTTGCGAACGAATACGGGTTGCCTCAGGAGAACGTATCGGTTCATCGCGGATCGTCAGCGTATGCTTACAACGCGAAAGCTGGATTTAATCCATCAAGTCACGTTCGCTTGAATATCGGCGTTGCTGATAACCAGACCGGACGGGTAAACGCAATTTACGCAAAAGCAATGCAGCAAGCGTACAACGATGAAGCCCGAGAGCTTGAGGATCACATCCGCGCAAAGCTTCAAGAAGCCGCTGAGCCTCTTGAGAAATACGGAGTCACTGTACAATGAATGGCGTTGCTCTTAGAACCGAACGCGCTCTAGTCGATTGGCTTGCCGCTCAAGACTGGTCTGCATCTCCGCTTGGGACTCCAACGTGTCTGACAAGCTATGGTCATGGAGCGTTTTCAGATCCAGACTTGGAAGATCAGATGCCGGACTTTCCGCGCATTGTTGTTCGCTCATCAAATGCGGTTCCGGTTCATCCTATTGATCGGACTTGTGAGGTTGACGTAACCGCTACGCTTCAGCTTTCGGCTGATGATACTCCCGAGTACAACGTGCTTGCGACCGTTGCAGCGTTTGAAGACATCCTGCAACCGCTCTTCGTTGACGATAACATTTCAGAATTGAACGCTGGAGAATACAACCAGTCTGGTGGCTTTGTTGCATATTTCGCAACACCAACGGACTTTGGAATCAATGACACTAGCGAAAGGGCTAGAACTTTCTCGCGTTCAATGCGAATCTTTGCAGCAGCAAACGCTATAACCACATAACCACAAACTAACATGGCAGTATCAAAAGGACTCGCTCTAGTCTATGGAGCCAGAGGGACGATCAAGCTTTACACCGTCAACGACGCTGGTGCTTTGGTGGCTCTCACCACCGGAACCATCACGACGATGGAAAGCTATGACATCACGCATGAGGCGGATGTTGAGCAGATCAAAAACTCTTCCGGTGAAGTTGTCGCTCAAGTGTCCGCTAACGAGCGGATTAGCCTCAATGTGACGTTTATTCCGTCCGCTGATACGTTTGCCAACGCAAAGATCGCTGCCTCTCTGCCTAAGGTTAATGGCTACGCTGAAATCGCCAGTTCTGATGGGCCGACTGTTGGTGGCGTTTCTTTGGATGGAACTTACGTTTATTCCGGTGGTGGTAGTATTAAGATGACCAGCAGCGGTAAAGCTATGGTTACCATCACTGTGACAAAGTACCCGTCGCTGGCTGGTAATGCTACTGTCTTCACGCTCGCCACTCCTTAATCTGTGGCAGATCTCGCAAAGATCTTAGCTGAGACTGGACCTCAAGCACCAATTGTGCTTGGGGTTCGACTCGTTCCATACACAGTGGGTCATGCAATAGTGCTGCAACGGTTGGGTTCCCCATTTGTCATGGGTGGCGAGATTCAACCAGAAAACTTGGTGGAGGCTGTGACCGTTTGCTCACAGTCTCCACTTGAGTCCATTCGATCCATCAAGTCTCGTTGGAGCGGGTTGATGCTGTGGCTGTGGGGAAAGCGCATTGAGCGGATGAATGTTCTTGCCGAATGCGACAAGTTTCAGCTTTGGCTTAAAGAACAGTCAACCGCCCCCGAAGTGCTGATAGAAAGCGGAAGCAAGCCGAAGACTCCCGCGATGCCGTGGCCCGAACGGGTTCTTGTTGGATGTCTCAACATTGGCATTGCTCCCGACGATGCGATCCAAATGCCTCTTGGTGATGCAGAAAGGCTCATTCTAGCGCACGCAGAGATGATGGGTCACGTTCAGTTGTGGGACGATCAAAGCGAAGCAATCTGGCAGAGCCAACAATCCAATTGATATGGGAATACTTTCGATGCTGTTCAAGATTGGCGTTGATGCCACCAAGTTTGAGATGGATCTCAAACGGGTTCAAAGTCTTGGCGAGAAGTTTGGTAATAGCTTCAAGTCAGCGGTTACGAGCAAACTCGGGCAAGCATTGACAGTTGGAGCCGTTGTCGGTTTTGCAAAAAGCGTAATGGATGCGGCTGATAGGATCAAAGACTTGTCAGATCAGTTAAACATTACGACAAACGATGTCCAGCGATTGCAGATTTTGTCTGGCGAAACAGGGATCAAGTTTGATCAGTTTGCGTCCATTCTTGAGAAGACGGCAAAGGCAAGAATTGAAGCAACAAGCGGAGATGAAGCTCAGATTCAAAGCATGAAAGCTCTTGGTGTTTCGATGTCTGATCTTACAAATGATCAGATTTCAAACATTCAATTGAGCATCAAGCTTGCAACTGCTTACAAAGAATCTGGTCAGTCTGCTCAAGCAACAACAGCAATAACTGATTTATACGGAATGAAACTAAGGGCC